GCGTTTTGAGATCAAAAATACTATTTAATTAATGATTACACTATCATTTATATGATTTAATAATGAGGAATCCACAATATGTCAGTTAAAAGTTTTAAGTTTGTATCTCCTGGGGTGTTTATCAATGAGATCGATAACTCCTTTATTCCGAAGTCTGCTGAAGCCATCGGCCCAGTAGTAGTTGGACGCGCCACACGCGGCCTAGCCATGACGCCCGTTAAGGTACAGTCATACTCTGAATTTGTTACGATGTTTGGCGATACAGTTCCTGGGAACGGTGGCGGCGATATTTCCCGTGATGGGAACAAGCAGTCTCCTATGTACGGCACATATGCCGCAAAGGCCTTTCTAAGAGCAAATGTTGCTCCTCTTACCTATGTTAGACTTTTGGGCACCGACGATGATAATGCCACAACCGCCGGCGTTGCTGGGTGGGAGACATTAAAGGATCCAGGGCCCAACACAGCAGCTGGAAATGGTGGCGCTTATGGACTATTTGTATTCCCAAGTGCGTCGGTGGCCTCTACTTCATCATTGGGCACTGGTAAGTTGGCGGCTGTGTGGTACATAGATCAAACAGCTTCTATTCAATTAAGTGGCAACATTTATAATAACGCCTTGAGAAGCGGTCTTCGTACTAATTCTGGTATTGGAAAAGTCTTTTCAACGGATAGCAGCTATCTTTTTACTGTTATTCTTTCGAGTTCCCTACAAGGCCAAAGAAAAGTAAAGTTTGGCTTTGATGATTCAGCAGAAACCTTTATCCGTAATCGTTTTAATACTAATCCTCAGTTGTGTTCAACAGCTGGAGCTTTTTATCCATCAGCAAGTGCTGTTCGATATTGGTTGGGAGAAACTTACGAACAAACTCTTCGCGATGATAGTACGGTAGGTGTCGCTAATTATGGCGTAATTCTACCAATAGCAAAGAACAGTGATGCTACCATTGGCCCACATGCAAAACGACAATCTTCCAGAGAAGCTGTTGCCGGCTGGTTTGTTGGGCAGGATCTGAGCGGTATAACAGGTAGTTATGCTCCAGAGGGCATGCAGAAGCTCTTCCGCTTGAAGGGTAGAGGCCATGGCTCGTGGTTACACAAAAATGTAAAAGTTTCTATAGAGAAGATTAAGCAATCTAATACTACTACAACTGATTATGGAACTTTCTCGGTAATCCTTCGTAAACTCACTGATACAGACAATAGAGTGGTTGTAATGGAAAGGTTTGACAATTGTACTCTTGATCCGACTTCACCAAACTTTGTTGCACGTAAGATTGGCGATAAATATTTGGTTTGGAACACGACAGAAGGAAGGCTTAAAGAATACGGCGACTATGATAATCTGTCAAAATTTGTTTATGTTGAAATGCAGGCTGATGTAGAAGCCGGCGCAACAGATCCGAAACTGATTCCTTTCGGTTATTTTGGACCACCTAGGTTCAAGAACGCGACAGCAATTACTGGCGCCTTTGAAAGTACAAAGATCGATAATACTTTTATTCATTCTGGCTCTAATCTTCAGAATGCCGATATGACTGCTATTTTAAGCGGAAACTATAGGAAGACTATCTCGTTGATAGGCNCNCTAACAGGNNCANTNGCATTCCCAGAGGTACGCTTACGCGCATCTGCTTCTGACGGCGGCTTAAGCGATCCGACCAGGGCCGCTTTTGGTATGCAAACTACCCGTACCGCTACTAGTACAACTGCCGATATGAGTGTCAAGGATTATCACAATCTATTATATGCTGATTTTCCAGATGATCCTACTACTACCGGTACGCAAACTTCAACAACTTATCCTGGTATATTATCTTGGGGATACGTTTTTTCATTAGATGATGTTGGAACTTCGTCCTCTGGCGTATATAATTATACTTCCGGCGCAAGAGCAGCCGGCAACAGTATAACGACCTATACCGATCTTTTGAATGCTGAATATGATAGTTTTGTGGCTCCTTTCTGGGGTGGATTCGATGGGTTTGATATTATGCTGCCAGATCCGCTTTATAACACAGGAATGGGGACTAGTGCGACTACGCTTAATTCTTCAATGTATAACACTTGGAAGCGCGGTATTGACACGGTCTCTGACCCCGAAGCTGCTAATATGAACTTGCTTGTTGCTCCTGGTTTAACAAACGATTCTTTGACCGGTCATATGATTAACGTTTGTGAAGAACGAGCAGATGCTTTGGCAATGATCGATTTAGCTAGCGTTTATATTCCTTCTCATGAAGAATATCAGGCTAGCAAAGTAGACAGACTGGGTACTACTCCGACTACTGCCGCAAACAACCTTAGAGATAGACAGATTGACTCAAGTTATGGTTGTACCTTCTATCCATGGATCCAAACGCGCGACGAAGGAACTGGTAGACTTCTTTGGCTTCCGCCTTCTGTCGCAATGATGGGTGTTTTGGCTAGTTCAGAGAGAAAATCAGAAATTTGGTTTGCGCCAGCAGGGTTCAATCGAGGTGGCCTCTCTGAGGGTGCCGCAGGGATCCCCATCACTGGCGTAACTGAAAAACTAACCTCTAAGCAAAGAGATACGCTTTATGAGTCAAGAATTAATCCAATTGCTTCTTTCCCTTCCAGTGGTATTGTTGTATTTGGCCAAAAGACCTTACAAGAGCGTCAATCCGCTCTAGACAGAATTAATGTAAGGCGTTTGGTAATTTACTTAAAGAAGCAAATCTCCATTCTTTCAACACAGATTCTGTTTGAACAAAACGTTCAAGCAACTTGGAATAGGTTTAAATCGCTTGTTGAGCCTTTCCTAGCGAATGTTAAGACACGGTTTGGTATTACCGATTATCGGTTGGTTCTTGATGAGTCCACTACAACGCCAGATCTCATTGATCAGAACATTCTTTACGCTAAAATTATGATTAAGCCTGCGAGAGCAATCGAGTTCATCGCAATCGACTTCGTAATTATGTCAACAGGCGCATCATTCGATGATTAAAAAGGATGGGGGATTTTTCCCTCACCACACTAATTAAAAATAGATTATAGGAGTCCCTAAAAATGGCATTTTGGTCAACAAACTTTGGTGAAGACACAACCCTCAAAGATCCGAAAAGAAAATTTCGATTTACAGTAGAATTTCAAGGAATTCAGGCAGCGCAGGGGGGCGCCATGCTATGGTATGCAAAAACCTGCACAAAGCCTGGTTTTGCGATAGCAGAAACAACTCATAAGTTCCTTAACCACACTTTTTATTATCCTGGTTCAGTAACTTGGAATGATGTTTCCGTGACGTTGGTCGATCCAGTCGATCCAGATATGGCTGCAACTCTTTCTGACATTGTGGTACAATCAGGATATGCTCCACCTACTGACGCTAACTCATTATCTACGATGTCAAAGGCTAAAGCCGCCGGCGCATTGGGAACAATTATTATCACTCAGATTGATTCAGATGGAAAACCACTTGAAACTTGGACTCTTTGGAATTCATGGATGAAAGAAGTTAAATATGGCGATTTGGGTTATGATGGCGATGATCTAACTGAAATGTCTGTCGTACTTAAATATGACTGGGCCCGAGTAGAGACTGCTGGCGAATCTGCCGCAATTGCAGGCGCTGGCGGATCAGAGTTCTTCGGAGTATAATATTACAATTATAAGAGAGGTGTATATTGTCAAGAAATAAAGAACGCTCAGGAGGCGTTCAACAGCAGGATACTAACCCGCCGCCGCAAATGACACAAGCGCAAACAGAGCCGGCCGGATTTTCCTTTGTTGTTCCAACGGAATTTGTAGAGTTGCCATCACAGGGTAAGTATTATCCAGAGGGGCATCCTCTTCGTGGTGAAGACACAATAGAAATTCGTCAAATGACGGCAAAAGAGGAAGATATATTAACCTCTAGGACCCTTTTGAAAAAAGGCGTTGCGCTAGATAGGGTTATTAGTAATTTGATTGTTGATAGGCGCATTGATCCAGATTCATTGTTAGTTGGCGATAGAAATGCTATTATTATTGCGACCAGAGTTTCTGGTTATGGCCACGACTACACTACAAAAGTAACTTGTCCCAATTGTGCCACAATTCAAGAATATAACTTTGATCTTAATGAATCATCGGTTTATCATGGAGATGAATTCAACGATCTAGATCTTACCGATAACAAGAATGGAACTTTTGATGTTCTTCTACCTAGATTGAGCGTGACTGTTACATTTAGACTGTTGACTGGAAAGCATGAAAAGACTTTTCTTAGTGGAGTTGAAAGCGATAAAAGGCGTAAAAAGACAGAACAAATAGTAACGAGACAGCTTACTAATATGATTATAGGGGTTAATGGCTTTAAGGAACCGGAAGCCGTTAAAGCTTTAATCGACAACATTCCTTCTATGGATTCACGACACTTAAGGCTCGCCTATCGTCTTGCTTCCCCAAATGTAGACTTGACCCAACATTTTGAATGTTCTGAGTGCGATTATGGGCAAGATATGGAGGTTCCGCTCACTGCGGACTTTTTTTGGCCTGACCGATGAATACATGGAGAACGTGTATGAACAGTTCTTCTTTTTAAAGTATTCAGGCGGTTGGTCATTCTCAGAGGCGTATAATTTGCCGATTGGTTTAAGACTTTGGTTTTTAGATCGTTTGATTAAGCAATTAGAGGCAGAAAAAGAAGCGATGGATAGAGCATCGAGCGGCAGTGGTCGTTCTGGCTATCAATCGTTGACACCACAAAACCAGCCAAAAATGCCCCCACAGTTACGTAATACCGGAAGACAGAGATAGATGCTCTGTCTTTTTTTGTAGGAAACTAATTACGTTAGTAAGATTATAAGAGGATGTTTCTATGACCATCGATGAATCCAAGTTTAATAAATTAATTGACCTTCTTACGAAGCAGGCCGAAGGCCCAGAGAAAGGCAAGCCGCGCAAAGCCCAAGATCTCGGTGTGATCACTCAAGATGATATTGACAAGGCCGAGGAAGCACGAGTCACAGCCCAGGAAACGTTAGATACTTATTCTAGATTGCAAGGAGTTAAGGAGGCGAACCAGGCAATTAATCAAGCCGAGCAGGAACTTCTTTCTGCAAATCTTAAGTTGTTAGAGAAACAACTTAAGAATGCTATGCAAGCAGCAGATTTAGACAAAGACAGAGTAAAAGACTTAACCAAACAAATAGAACTAGAAGAGGCTAAACAGGGTGTTCTTGAAAAAGAAGGAGACGTTCTAGATGAAATAAACAAACACGGCAGTAAATATATTGATATTGCGACTAACATTGGCGGCCATATGAAAGCAATACAAAAAGATACCAGCGGCTGGATAGCAATGATGGGCTCAAAAGGCGCCGATAAAATGCTAGCACCTTTTGTTGCTAAATTTAAGGAAGTACTTTTTGGTTTAAATGAAGCAGAAAAGAGTTTTGAGAGAATGAGTGGTTTGGGAGAAGACTTTTCACACCAAATTCGCGACGGCTATGAGGATTTGAGGGGATATGGAGTAGAAGTAGGCGAGATGGCCGAATCCTATGGCGCNTTAACCACCACAATGACAGATTTTACAATGACCGATGCGGCGTCACGGGAGACTCTGGCTCAAACCGGCGCAGTTCTAGGCGAATTAGGAGTGGCTGCTAATGATTATGCGCAGGGCATTCAAGCCTCAACAAAGATGCTTGGACAAACTGCTATGCAAGCGGAAGCAACTTCAAGAGAACTTGTCGCTCATGCTAAAGATCTTGGCGTTGCGCCAGGACAACTATCAGCACAATTTGCGCAAATGGGGCCCGAATTAGCTAAGTTTGGTGATCAAGGTGTTAAGGCGTTTAAAGACATCGCACATATTTCAAAGATCACCGGCATGGAAATGAATAAAGTGCTGCAGATTACAAACAAATTTGATACATTCGAGGGCGCAGCAGAACAAGCCGGTAAATTGAACGCTGCACTGGGCGGCAATATGGTCAATGCTATGGATCTTATGATGACAACAGATCCAGCAGAACGTTTCAGTATGATTAGAGACTCAATTTTGGACACGGGCTTAACTTTTGACGATATGTCTTATTATCAGAAGAACTTTTATAAAGAATCCCTTGGTCTTTCTGATGTTGGCGATCTAGCTATGATGCTTTCTGGAAATATGGACGATTTAACCGGAGATATGGGAAAAAACAATGATGAACTAATCGCTATGAAAGAAAACGCCCAAAAAGTTCAGAGTATGCAAGAACAATGGAGTGCGATAGTGGCGCAAGCCACTCCCGTTCTTCAGGAATTNGCCGATGTTATAAGTGGAATATTGGGGTTCCTTCAAGAACATCCTGGTATAATTAAAGCTATTGTGCCGTTGTTGCTAGGGTTTAAAGCTGCCATGGTATTGCTCACTCTTGCTACCAAAGCAAGTACTATTTGGACTGCTATTTGGGCAAAATCAAAAGCAGCTGGTAGCCTAGCAACGATAGCAAACACAACGAACATAACGATAAACACCGCCGCCAAAGAGGGTCAGAACCTAGCAACTAAACAATTAACAGTATCGCAAAATTTGCAAACAGTATCAACCAAACGTTCGACTATGGCCGGCAGATCTCTCGCGCCGGTTCTTTTGGCAATCGGCGCAGCATTATTAATGTTAGGCGTAGGCATACTAGCAGCCGGGAAAGGCGCCTCGCTGCTTATATTGGCCTTTCATGGTATAGGAG